GCCTAAGTAATAATTTGAAACATGAAGAACACAAACTTTATCGTAAGCAGAAAGTGCTTTATGAAATATAAGACTATTTGTTCTAAAGCTGTGGTCTATAACAATTAAACAGTTTGACATTATTAGTCTTTCTTTTTCACAAAAAAATTTATATTTATATACACAATTATAATTATAAAATGAAAAATATACACGTGAGTGCTACAATAAAAGGTTATTAATAATGATGAACAGAAAAGAGTTTAAGAATTTACTTACTGAATGGGGGAATCTTGTAAATGACAATCTATTATTAGAAATAAGTCGTAGCGAAGTTATAGAAGTTATTGGTGAAGATGACTATAATATTCTTAGCGCAAATAGAAAAGCTGCTCAAGATCAAAATTTCTTAAAAGTAATTATCAATACTTATAAATCTGATCAAGCTCATTCTTTAGATGATATTTTAGGTTTATATCAAGATTATGAATCATCTATAAAGAATAAGTGGTATAAAAAGGGTGAAGCAATTGTAAATGTGCCAGGTGGCTTTAGAATAAAGTTAACACCTGATATCACAATATATAACGATAAAGACGATGAACCAAAAACAACAACATATAACGATGTAAAAAATTTTTTAGAGGCTAGATCAGACTTAAATCTAAATTCAGGTATTTTTATAGAATGTTTAAGCCAAGGTGATATTAATCCTGACTTTGAAGTCATTTTAAACGATGACGAGTGGATTATATGTTATCCTAAAACTATAAAAGGGTCAATTAGTTTAGCAAGATCATTTTGGAATGGAGAAAGATTAGAATACGATACAACTGTAAAGGCAGGAGTAGGTGACAACATTGGTGCAATAAACTGGTGCACAAGTATAGTGCCAAAGAAAAACAAACCTAGCGGAAACATGTTTTTAAATTACCATAGACAAGCTAATCTTCATATGTACTATTGTATAAAGAAAAATATGAATGTACAAGATCTAGATAGAAAATTATGTATAAGCTTCTTTAAAAAAGATAGCACTGTTGGTTTTAAAGGAGGCAATGCATCTGTAAACGGTAATAATCAAGTAACTGACGAAAAAAATCTTAGAAGTTATATTGGAAGCAGGTTTAATGACTTAATAAAAGATGCTGAAAAGCCTGAGCGTCTTGAAATAGATCCGATATCTTATTATGAGTCAGTAAATTTTGAGCAATATAAAATATTAAAAGCAGCAAATCAAGATAATATTGAATTATTTGCAAGTGAACTTGAAAATATACTTATGCATTCAATGGATGCAGAAAAAATAGTAAACAAAGATTTAGTTCATGAAGATAATAAAGTGTTAAGAAATATTGCAATCAAGTCAAGACATTTAAATAGTGAAAACATATCAGATTTACTTAAAACTGAAACTGATCAAAAAATTATAGATGGATTAATATCAAACGAAAACTGCCCTTTTGATAAAATTAAAGCTTTACCTGAAAATAAACATTCTGTTAACTATTACAAAATACTAGTTTCAAATAGTGCTTGTCCTCCAGATGTCTTAAATACAATAATTAAAGATGAATATGACTATAAAGTAAAACTTGAGTTTGATTTTTTAAGAGAAGAGATTCAATATGATGCATGTTTAAGTGTAATCAAATATTCAAGATTTAGCGAGTTAGACGAGGAAGCTCAAGAAATAATGAAAGAAGTTCTTGAAGAGTATATTCAAGGTGACTTTACATCTGCAGTTGAATATTTTTACGACAAGGTAGATGAAGGAATAAGAAAAAAAGATCAATCTGTCTATACTTTGTTTTTTAGTTATATTGAATTTGAAAATATTGACTATGTAGCAAGGGGTTTTATACTTCGTGACAAGCTTCTTCCTGAAGCTATTTCAAATAAATTTTTTGAAAAGATATTGCCTCCTGATGATCCTTACGGGTATGTTACTGATGATTTAGATATTGATTATATTGATGTTATTAATCATGATAAATTACCTGTAGAATTGTTTGAAAACATATATAATTTAGCTTCAAAAAGCTCTATGCAAGGGTTAAGTTATTACTTAGAACTTGCAAAAAACAAAAGAACACCAGATGATGTGCTCAAAAAATTAATTTTAAACAAAGATAGTGAAGTAAGAAAAGAAGCTAAAAACAATTTAGAAAGTAGAAACCCTTTAACAATTGCAGCCGAAAAAGCTGAAGAAGATGAATTAATCACAATGTCAGTCGAAGGCGCACAACGTCAGAAGGTCGATATAGTCAAAAGAAAAGACTTAAGTAAGTTCGATATAGAAACAACACGAATAGTTTTAAGAAATATAATAGAAGAAGGAAAAATAAGACCAAAATTTATAAAGTTTTTATCTGAAAGAGATGACTTGGTGGATTTAGGTTTAGAGCCAAATGATCTTCAGATAATTTATGACAACTTAAGATCTGAGTTTGATAAGAATGCATTTGCTGCAAAGTATCCTGATACAATTTCACAGTATCAAAACTTAACAGGTGAAAGTTTATTAAGAGACTATATTAAACGATTGTTATAGTTTTTCTAGTTTAAAAAATAAAAATTACAATAAAAGGTTATTGATAATGATGAATAGAAAAGAGTTTAAAAACTTATTAACAGAATGGAATCAAAACTTTATAAATGAAAGAGGAAAGAATGAAAAGTTTCATTCTGACTTGGAAAAATCTTCTGGCTGGTTAGTAAATCCTTCTAGTGAAGAAATAACAGGTATTTTAGATTTTATCAAAGATAAAATAGAAGAAAATGAAGTAGAGTCAATAAAAGATGTAGCTTATCAAGAATACATTGATTTTGGATTAGTTCTGCCTAAGAACAATGAAGTTATTGATATGATTTCTGATTTTTTTATTTTTAGCGGCAACGAAGAGAAATCTAGTGAAGTATTAAATGTATCATCAAATGACGAGTGTGTTATTATTCATTTCACTGAAGGTGATTTTACTCAAAATCTAAGCGATCAAGATGAATCTTTAATATATAGTTGGACTCTTCATGATATGGAGCACACTCTTTTTAGTGGAATAAGCTCACAAGAACTTTATTTTTCTAATGCCTCTTTAAATATAATAAATAAAAATCTAGAAAATTTAGATAAACCACATGAAAAAGTAAATAATAATAATATTAGTGTGCATGAAATATTAAAAAAAGGAACAATAGCAATTTCAGCTGGTAGTAGTTTAATTAAAAAGTTTTTTGAAGAAATAAATTTTACTCCTACAGCTGATATGAATGACTTGCATGCTTCTATAATGTCTTACTGCTATATTAAAAATATAGAAACAATAAAACAAGAAATTAATAATTTAAGTTATAAGTTTTCTAAAGAAGAAAAAGCTGTTTTGCAAAAAACTTTTACAGATTCTTATTACTTTGTTTTTAAAATGTTTAATGAATTGAAAAGAGTCTTTAATAATTGTATTATAATAATAACAAATGCTTAAAAAAAGGACAAATCGTGTATAGAAAAGAATTTAAAAGTCTACTTGTAGAATGGAAACAAAACTTCATAATTGAAAATCAAAATATTCCTTTGAAAAAAATAAAATTAGAAATTTCAAATAGTAGAAACTTAAGTAAAAGTGATCAAAACAAAGTGTTTTCAAGACTTGAAAACAAATGGAATAAAATATATTCTAAATTTAGCAATGTAATACATTCAGACTTGACAAGTAATGATGAACCTATAGAGCATATTCTTGATGCAATTGAAAAATTTTCTGTGTTTTATACTAATGTAGATAGTGAAATAAAAAGAAAAATAAGTGCAGGAGACATTACTTCAAGTGAGCTAAGAGGTTTTTATGAATCCAAGTTAGAAGAAAAAAAGAGTAGTACTAGAACGAAATTTAGAGAAAAGTGCAGAAACAGAGCAAATCTTAAAAGCAACATGATTTGGTCAGAAAATTCAAAAAACAAAACAAGTGATTTTGAAGTAATATATGTTGGAAACGATTGGACAGTAGTTTACCCAAAAACTATTTTAGGCTCTATAAGCTGGGCTGTAGGTTTGCATGATGGCGCTGAAGAAAATTACGAAGTTGACGACAAAGGAACACAAATAGGAAGAGTTAATTGGTGTACTGCTTCTTATGAAGGCAATAGATTTCCAATGTATGCTGGTAATTTGCACATGTATTATTTTATAAAAAACAAAGGTTATAGAATAGATGATGCCTATAGAAGAATCTGTATAAGCTTAATAAAAAATGATCCAGAATCATATGAAGTTTCTAGCGGAGAAAAAGATATAGTTGAAATAAAATTTGAAGGAGGATCAACTGTTAATGCAAATAATAGTCATGAAGGATTATCATCATACGAAGAAGTTTGTCAAACAATAAATAATCAAAAAATAATAAATGCTATTAAAGGTCATGCTCTTACTAAAAAAGAAACATCAATAGAAGAAATGGCAAAAAAAGCTACAATTAACATTGTCAAGCAAGACGAAAAAATTCTAGAAAGTGAAGAATCTACAAAAAACAGTCAAATGTGTATTTATCTAAAACATTCAGATGACAAAGAAATAATTAATTATATTATAAAAAACTATAAAGAAGCAGAAATAGAACTGGACATTACAGATGACTATTCACCACTACCTTTTATAGTTTTTGAAAGAGAAGACATAATTGAGTTAAATAATAAGTTAAGCTTAATTGATTATTTTTTAAAAACGTATAAAGATGATGCTTTTTATTTATGCGAATTCTGGACTTGCATAATTTACTCTAATGTAGATTATAATAACAATTTCTTAGAAGATCCTTCTTTGAAAAAACAATTAATTGAATTTTCAATTGATATTATAAAAAACAAAGAAATAACTTCCAGCCCATTCTCAGAGTATATGTTCCATAACGAAATATTGTTTGAAGATATAGAACAAATATTAAATGCAATAGATGAATTTGGGCACGAATCAGAATCTGCTAATTCTTTTCTTTTTTCCTTACTAGAAAATTTTGATTTAAGAAAATATTCAAGTAACCCTGGCTATGAAAATGTAATTAAAATTATTCGAAACATAATAAGTAAATCTACTTCGTTTAGACTTATAATACCTCAGTTAAAAGATAAGCACAGTTATATTTTTGAATCAAGCTTAAAGAAGTACATAAAAATGATAATCAAATAAAATGTTTAATTTATCATTATACTTTGCTGAAGTGGTAGTTTAGATAAGTAGTTATTTTGTTATCTACGAGAACTTTATAAATAGTTTTATCTGTACAAACTAAAAGTTTTTGATCTTCATGCTTTTCTAAGATAACACCTATTTTTTTATTTCCTTTATCTTTAACATGAACTATGTCGTATTTATTAAAATTCACTGTATTTTTTCCAAATAAAAAGTAGGTGTGTCTAATACTTTTGATTTACATAGAATTAGAGCTCTTGGCACTATTGACATCCTTTTAATCTTATCTATTTCTACAACAATACCAATACTATAAGGTTGATACTTTTCATCAAATCTACTTGTATCAAATTTTCTTATTTTAACAAGATTGCCTATATTTAATTCATTTTCCATTTTGGCTTTTCTTCTTCAAATAGATAAGATGTCTAGTGCCTAAATAGTTTTTATTTTCTATGTTTTCTACTAACCAGTAATGATTTGAAAGTTTTATGTTTTTATAAAATTCTCTCATTGTTAAAACTTCTATATTAACACCTTGACTTTTTAAAACGTCTACAGCATTAAGATTCCCGCCAAACTTCTTGTCTATTCTCATTGCTTTTGTTTCAACATATAAATTATCATCAGGATGATAAAAGTCAGGAGTATATTTTTTTTCTTTACCGTTTATGTTTAAAGTGAAAGTTTTATGCTCATAAATATAATTTTTACCTATTGCTTCACACCATCTAGCATAATCAGCTTCTAAAGAAGATTTAAAAAAGTAGTTAGGATTTAAATCTCTTCTAAAACCCATTCTTCCGTTTGAAGGAATTTCTTGCAGCCCTGAAGATTGTGCTTCATTTAGGCAAGATTTAGAGCAATACTTTGTCATTCTGTTCTTTGATTTTTTAAACATATCTCCGCAAGTAGGACATTTTTTTTCTACTCTTTCTACTAACACATCTTCTTTATAACACTTTCTATTACAATATTTTTTATTGCTGTCTTTATATTTTTTAAATTCAATATTGCAATTTTTGCACTTTACAATTACTTTTTCTTTTCTTTTGCTTTTTGACAAGTGTTTATTTCTACAAGAAGCACTACAAAATTTGCTATTTGCTTGTTTAGAAGGAGGCCTATAATATTCTTTACCGCATTCGATACACTTTAAATTATTTTTCATTTTAGCTTTCTATTTTAGGAAAATACTTTAACAGATCTTTGTTTTCTTTCTTTGCTTGCTCTAAATATTTTAAAGGATTATAATTTTCTTCTGCAGAAATAATTGATTCCCAAGACATTTTAATTCCTTCAACTAATGAAATTTTTCTTCTGCAATCAAAAAAATAATCAAATTTATTTTCTGTAAGAATGTGATTCCCTAAATAATCAGTTTCAGGATACCACTTAATAATTTTGTTAGGATTAAGACCTGTTATTCTATGGATCATATCAACAATGCCTTGTGTATTATAAGGCTGGTTTGCTGTAATGTTAAAATGTTGATTTCTAACATTGCTTTTAATAGCAATCATAATTGCCTTACAAAAGTCAGAAACATGCATATAGTCTTTTGTTTTTTGTGGATCTAAGAACATGTCTAATTCTTTTACATTGTTTTTTAAAGCAAACATTGTTTTTGCAATTAAAGAATTCATATCTCCTTCGCCGCCATAAGCGAATAACGGCCTCATAACGAGCCAATTATCAGATGAGTTTCTTACAAACATTTCTCCTGCATATTTTTGTGTAGCATACAAAGTCCTTGGATGAATATCGCTTGATTCTTTGATTGGCTCTTCTTGATATTTAAGTGTATCGTAGATCACTGTTGTTCCTATATATACATTTAAAATCTTAGTATTATTAGCTGCATTAGTTATTCTTTGCGTACCTAATACGTTTGTCATGATAGAATGATCAGGATTAAGAGCAACAACATCTGTTCCTACGACAGCAGCATTATGAACAATACAGTCAAGCTTTGTTGATTCAAATAAATTAGTCCATTGTTCAACGCTGTTGCTATAAACACAAACTTCTCCTGACTCTGTATAAATCATGTTTTCATTTGCAAAGCTTGAGTTGTCTAACGATACAAATTCATGTCCTTGATCTTCAATTTCTTTTGCTAGGTTAGTTGCAATAAAACCTTTTTCTCCAGTAATAGCAATTCTCATTATTTATCTTTTCTTTCAAACCACGAAGGTATGTTATTAAGTTTCCAAGTTGCAAATTGTTTTTCTTTGTTATAAAACTCTCTATAACAAATAATTGCATCTTCTGATATCTTATATTTATCAGGCACATTTATACAAAAATTAGTTAAACCAATGTCTGGTATGTCAAATGGTATATTATTTTTGAACCAGATTGAATATTCTTGACATTTATGAATATTATTATATCTTTTTTTATATTCATTACACGCAGCAATTAGAATATCACACGCCCAATTATAGTTCTGTATTGATTCTCTTATCCAGTGAGTGCATGAATTATTAATATAGTTCATGCTGTAAGGAGGCCTTGAAACATGACCTTCTGGATATTTATTATAAAAGAACTCTTTCATGTCTTTGAGCTTTTTAAAGAACATTTTTTCTTCTTCTTTGTTGTATAGTGATATCCAATGACATGAAGACAACAACTGCGAATAATTTAAAACAAAAGACTTTATATGCATATCACAATGATACTCTGCAGACTTCTTGGGATCTTCATCTAATATTAATATGTTCATTGTATTATTTCCACTTCATATTCTTTTTTATTAAAAGTTATTATTTTATTATCAATAAGTATAAATTCTTTTCTTATGTTTTTAGAATAAACTTTTAATTTAACAACTAAGCCTATAAAACACAAAGCATCTGTTTTTTTAATTCTTATCAAATTACCTACTTTTAACATTTATTTGCCACTTAAAAGCTGTAATATATTCCATATTTGAAGTTGAATTACATTATTGTTAATTAACACATTATAATAAGTTTTTTTTGTTCTTGTAAAACTAGAATCTTTAAAGTATGGTTTTTCTATAGATATCATTAGTCCTAAAGAAATTTCTTTCATATGTATACTTTTTTTTAGTATAACAAGAGGTGGATCTTTAAAGAATAATTTCATATATGTTATTTCATTTTTAACAGTCTTAATGTATTTATTAGATATAAAAGTAGTACCTTTTATATAAATATTTGTATTTTTCATATCCCATTTAACACCTTGTCAATATGGTATCCCATAATAGTTAATTGTTCGTTATTAAGAAGAATATTATATGATCTTTGTCCAACGCAAGGAGGATCTAAGCTTTCATTTATTGACATTATAATAGCTAATTTATCTTTATATTCTGCATTATAAGTGTCTTTTAATTCTATTAAAGGTGAATTATTAAAATAAATTTTTTCATATTTATTTTTAGCCGCTTTAAGATCTTGATGTAATTCTAACCTTTCAATAGTAAAGTATTTGTTTTTAATAATAGCAAATTCATCTTTTACTTTTTTGTCACTTAAATATTCTGTTCTTAATAAAATCATTCAATGTCTTTGTCGTAAGGTTCAAAAGCAAGTTCTCCAGTATCAATAGCTCTATCAAGATATTCTTCGAGCTGCTGAAACGTTGTACATACCTTTATTCCACTTCTTGCAAGCATTAAATTAAACTTTGCGCCTTCTGGTAAACCTGCACAAAAATAGATAATAGGCTTCTTAAAAGCGTGAGCATATCCAGCTTCCCAAATAGTTCCAATATCTTTGTCTCTAGTATTGACTAGTAAGAAGTCTGAAGTTTCGATATGGTGAAGATTGCCATTAAACGTTTCATCTTGAACTGACTTAGGTGCATTAGGTGGGCAGACAAATATTCTACGTGGAGATGCTAAATCAAAAAAACTTCCGCGGTTATCAAAGATTTCTTCTAATTTAGTTAATTCTTCTGCTTGTGTTGGATTAAACCATCCGCTTGCTAAATAAATCTTCATATATTATTTTTCTCCTTGAAATGTTTGCTTAACTGAGTTGATATAACTTACGTCATCATTCCACATAACAGTAAAGTTTTTAACTGTGTCTGTAGAAATATTACCGTTTAATTCTTCACGTCTACATTGATAAATTGCATCATTTTCATTGAATTCAAATAAATCATTTTTTGGTTCTGGATAATATAGATTTGTACCTCGTGAAGTAAACGTACCATCAGGTAATTCAACACGAAAAGTACGAACATAATGCATATCAGGTTTATTGAAATCAAGACAAGTTGATACTTCTGGAATACTATCCACTAGAATTCTTGCGATTCTAGTTGCCATAATATTATCTACTTCTGGCTGAATTTGTACGTCTTGACGTTGTTTAACAAATCCAATTAGATCTTTAAGATTAAATCGAGCAATATAAAATGTTTCCATGCACTTTGGAAGAATTACTCTTGCATCCATCATTGAAATACATTTACTGTCAGACATTTCTGCATACAATTGCTTAGCATCATTTACAATTTTTTGAAATCTATTGTAATAAGATGAATTTTCAACAGATTCAGGCACAAGCGCATTATCAAATCTTAGGTCGCGGTCACCTGTGCATTGTGCTGCAAATGAACCTGCACGGTGTCGAATAAGATGTGTTACTGTTTGAACATCAATTCCTGAGATTTTAAAGGTAAAGCCTAAACATTCCATAGGAGTTGGAAGTGCACGGAAATTAAGGACATCTTGTAAATTAATAGACGCAGCTTCAGGTGTAGCATTTTCAAATTTTACTTCATTAGGCGAATCAGCCCATGTTGCCTTTGTCATATTCCAAGCAATTTTTTGTGCTTGTTCTCGAGTAGGGCCATCAATTAGCTCAATATTCAAACTTTCAAGATTATTGATAAATCTTGTTTTGATTTCTTGACCAAACTTAAGGTCCATTGGTAAATTTACAGGATCAAGATTATTATTAATTGGCATATTTTGTCTCCAAAAAATTAAAATAGAAAATTAATTAATACGAGAATATTATAATAATAAAATAAAAAATTTACACGATTTGATTATTTTGTAATAAAAAATTTATTACATTAATTTCTTTTTCGCTTAATTTTATTACTTCTTTATATTCTTCTAAGTTTTCTAGAAAAGTTTTGTTATTTAGATGAGTTAAAAGTTTTATTTGTTCTACTTTAACATCAAAGTCTATTCTTTTATTGTCTCTTATGTTTGATCTATAAAATATAAAATGACAAGCATACTGCATTTCTCTTGTTAAGTCTAGAAGAAAGTCATAAATAAAATTTTGCATTTTATCTAAATTCAAGCAAACCTTAGACAAGTAAAGTATAGTTCCGTCATCTACATAATAAAAATCTTTATTATCTAATGTGTAATAATAATTTATGTCTTCTTTGTCTATAAAGAAACATTTCGACTTTATGAATATTATATTAATATCAAAAGTTATGTCTGTTCTTAAAAAAAGATTGTTTTTAAAACTTTTAATAACTTTTTCTTTTGAGTAAACTATTCTGTTGTTACTATCATAAATAAATATTGAAAGTTCATCATTGTCAAAAACACAAGTAAGTTTTAAGTAATTAAACATACCTAAGTTAAATATAATAGATTGTTCTAATTCATTCCAAAATTCTATAACATAAGCTGCTGATCTTATTCCTTTGTTTTTTAGATAAGCAGAAGCTAGTTTCAATTTTAATAACCTTTATCAAGTCTATCTCTAATTATCTTGTCTTTCTTTAAAAACGAACTATAAAATTCATCAACATCTACACCGATTAAAATAATTAGTGATAGAAAATAATTAAAAGCATCTACAATTTCTTCAAGAAATTCTTCTCGATTGATTTCAGGCATCTCAGTTTTTCTATGTGGTTTCCAGTTTTTAAGGTGTTGAAGTGCTTCAAACATTTCTTCAACACCTTTTAAAGCTGTTTCACGACAAGTAATTTGTGCTTTCTTTGTAGACAGATCAACAGGCCACTCTGGGTAAGAATCTGGAAATTTTTCTTGTAATAACAACATAAAACTGTTTCGCAACTTAAAAATTTGTTCTAGTTTATCTTTATCCATTATTCACCCGATTCAGCATCTTCTGTTTCTGTTTGTACGTTTTCAAGCATTTTCTCTAAAGAAGTATCAAAAATTTCTTGATATTCCTTTTGCAAAACAAGACTAGAATCCTCTCCAGTCAATCTAATCATTCTCATGTGGTCAATAATGTCTGTTCCAGTAATTAATGCAACTTGTAATAATTTTGCAATATGACCTACAACACTGTCATCTAATCTTAAACTTTCTTTACTCATAGCTTTCCTTTAAATAATATAAGGTGATGTTTTTAAAATTTTGTCTACTATATCATTATCATGTTCTATAGCTTTTATCATGTCTACTCCCTTAGTAGTTTTTAAGGAGTATAAAACTTCTTTGAGTTTGTCTTTGCCGCTAACAAAGTCTTCTATATAAGATACATTTAATTCTACTATTCTTTTACTAGATGCAGTAACTGGGTCTGATACTGGTTGAGTCTGTCTTACTGTTACAATCCCAGGTAAAGCACGCATATCAGTAGTAATATCAAGCATAGTAGGATCTTCTCTATCGTCTATAGATATTCTTGCTCTAATTAATACATTTAATAAATCCTTATGTCCTTCTGTTAGTAAATTTCTCACTTTAATTCTCCTTATAGAATATCATATATTAAATATAAGGATAGTTAAAATAAAATATTTTTATATTATATATAGTTTTTTTTAATTTGCACGACTTGATTTAATATAACTATTTACTGCTTCTGGCCATAATGTTTTAATAATATCAAGCATACTATTTGCTAGCTGCTGTATTTCCCATTGTGCACCTTCATGTGTTCTAAGACTAACAAACTTTAATATGTTATTTAAGTTTGCTGTTGCATAATACTCTGTATATAAATTTTGCGGCAATACGCCTCTAGCTTGCTCTTTACACACACCAGCATATAATAATTTATCAAATAATTCTAAAGATTCTTTATGATGATTTTTAATTGCTTCACTAGAACTTTTTTTAAGAGGTTCTGAAGAATAGTCAACATTAAAATCTAGCATAGGATTTATTTTATCTTCTACATTAGAAGATTGCCTGTTACTTTTATGTTGTGTTCTAAAACTATCAGGAGAATAGAACTCTAAATTAAAATCAGTATATCTACGAGAAATTTCATTATAACTCCAAGTTCGATGACGATGATGTTGACTTCTTATAAAAAGTGGAACTTTAACTCTAAAAGTTGCAACATTATGCTCAAGTGTTGAAGTATGTCTATGTTTCATTAAGTAAAAAATAAGTCTTTTATCTTTTTCATCTATTTCATCTTTATGAACGCCAAATGAAACTCTAGCTGAGTTTACTATTGTAATATCTTCACCCATATGTTGCACTAATTCAACACATCCAATATTATCATTATATAAATAATGCTTTTTATTAATCAATTCTGTCATTAAGAATAACTTTCTTCGTTATCTAAGTTATAGTATAATTTTTCTGCCCAAGGAATAACATCCCATTTTTTTGCTGAAATGTTATGATGTCCTACAATTGAATATTTTTTAGCTTCTTCTAAACTTAATACCTCAAGACTTTCACAAACAGGTTTATCATTTAAACCAACAGCATCACGTAAAGCTATTAAAAATTCTCTACTAAATGCTGCTAGTTCTTCTCCAATCATAACAATTTTTCTACCCCTTACTCTACTATCAGGAATTTTGCATATTTCTAATGATG